AATACAAAAATTCACCACGAGGCTCAACGTAGAGGAGTATCCTACACCAGATTACTTGCTGAAAAACATGGTCTTTTACAAAAAGGAAAAGCCAGTAAAACCATGAAAGGCAAACTTGATTATACCACTAAGAAAGGTATGATTAGAGACGTTAAAGGCAAAAGGAAGAAAGGTAGAAGAGCTTATATGAAATAATAAAGTTAATAGAATACTATTAAATTTATTTAATTTAAGATGGGATTACTCCAAGAAGAGGATTATTAACACCAATATTTGCTAACTGGACATCGCGGGCATCTTGTTTCTTACCTTGAATTACCTCTTTTAATTCTCTTATGGCTTGCTCCATCTTCGCACTTTCAGGTTGAGATTTATATAATACTACATCTAATGGAGCTTCAACAGCTCTTAATATTTTACCATTAGCATCTCTTAATTGAATATTAAGACTATGAAGACTTGTATCTTGGGCAATATTTAAATCTACAGGTCTTCTAGTAGAAGTTGAATAAATAACACCTCCATCCTTTTGTGAATCTACTTCAAGCTCTTCTACATTGATTACAGCTAGTGCTTTATTAACATCACCAGTGCCTCCATTGAAACCTTTAATAGGTGTTGATGTTAGTTCTACAGTAAATGTATCACCAATAGGCATTTCATTAATTCTACGTGTTGATGCGATAGCTGGGTCAAAATGAGTAGAATTCCTAGTTGATTGGACCAAATTTTCCATACCTAAAATTCGCTGAAGATTACTAACATTTAACGGGAACAATTCAGCTATAACAGTATTTACATAGGGTTCAGCAGTAGTGCTTTGATAGGTGACATAGTGATTTTGAACCAAAGGGTCTGGATCTTGAGGAGCACCTGTCTGGGTATCAAGTAATTTACCAAATTTAAAGCAGTATCCAGTGCCTTTTATAGCAGTAGGCGGGTCACCAGGTCCAGGAACATTATTAGGCTGTTCTACTATCCATCTGTAAGGGAAAGCTTCATAAATTTGTCTATTTGCTTTTGATGTAGGTATATCTCTATATGCCAACTGCATATCCCAACAGTTATATGAACCGATTTCATTTCCCCAAGTTGCTTGTTCTGCTGCTAATGTGGTTGCCGCATAATATCCTCCTGCTCCACAAGCAATAACGGGGACAAGTGGATAATGACTTTCTTTAATATATGAAGTATCTTTAGCACCATATGTAGAGCCTGAATTATCTAATGTGAAAAGTAGATTTGCTTGTAATTCAGCATCTGTAGGGGTTTTAGCACTATCTGTTTGATAGGCATTTTCTGGAGTTACATGGGGATTTACAGGAGGAGTTCCTCCAGCTGGGTCTTCTAATCTGTATTTAGGAGTTTGTAAAGCATAGAATTTTAATGTTGAAACCTCTGTAATTTCTACACATATACAAAGGTCATGGGTCAATGGTGTAAAACCTCCAATTGAACCAACAGAATTTCCTTTTACTTTATGCTTGAGTCCCGAAAGTTGGTTGCCATTTGTCCCACCTAAATCTTGACCGAAAGTTCCCTGAATTGATAAACCATTCATTGTACCACCTGGCTCACGAAGAACCACATAAAATTCATTATGTATTGATGTATCAGCATCTATTAAAAATTCAACAAAACCAGTTGTAGAATTTGCTGGAACTTGACTAGTAGCAGTTGTACTAAATGGTGTTAAACCAGCAAACCTTGTTGCTATATCAGTAGCAGTTGTATCAGTAATTGAACTGTAAAGGTCTAAAACTACATCCATTACACTTCCTGAAGCATTATTTAAATGTAATTCAATTATAGATACATCATAACCATAATAATTTTGAGGAATTTCTATTTTTTGACTTGTATTTAATGCTCCAGTTCTTGAAAGTCTATTTAATTCACTGATTAATATTTCAGTTGGGCCAGCAGGTGACGGACCAGCCACTATATTACTTGGATGTGTTAATAAATCTATCTCTTCCACAATTTTAGATTTAAATGGTTTGCCATCTACAGGGAACGTATCTTCTGGATTTTCAGTTCCAATAATTTGACATCTGGGACAATTTACACCATTAGCATCTAAATTTACATTACCTGGGTCATTAAATAATTGGATTTGCCATCTACAATTTTCAAGATTAGTTTGAGCTCCTATAGGTTCGTCACCGCCTAAATTACTAATTTTATGTGTATAATCTGGATTTACATAGCTATTAAATGAATTTAAACCTACCCGAACATTGTTATAGCCTAAATGTCTTGTAGGAGTTAATTGAAATGAGCCGCCAGTAGAAGATGGAAACATAGTAGGAGTTTCATCAGCAATAGTTGGGTCATTAAAGGAATGTCTAACAGTTGAGGTATCATAGTCAAGTCTTATTACATCACCAGGATCTGGATTTAAAGCAAAACTAATTCCAGGTTGGAACCGTCCTGAAACTTCCTCATAATACCAAACATTTCTTGGTCCGTAACTATCTATACCATCATCAACTCCAGCATCTACACAAAAATTCCAGTTATCTGCTAAAAGAGCATTATCAGGAACTTGTCCAGTACCATCTCCGCCTGTGGGGTCAGAATCATCAACATAACCGCCGATTGCCCAAAGTCCGTTTTTAAATGGACTTTCTAAAGCTGGATCATTTTGACCTTCTTCTGGTATGTAGTGCATGTATAATCTTTTAAATGTAGGTCCAGAAACTCCAGGTATTAAGGGATTAAAATCAGCCTCTCCTGGTTTAAGGTCTAGCCTAAGATGCCAGTTATTATCAGTTGTTCCAGGATTAGCTAATTTAGTAATTATAAATATTCTTTCTTCTGTAACGATTAGTTGTTCATCTGTATCTTTTTCCATTCCAATTTGTAATGTAACTTCTGGTCCTACAAGGTTAGCACTATCAGTAAAATCAGATAGGTGATATCTCCATAATGGACTAGTGGTGCAAAAAACTTTTCCACCATTATCATAAATACTACTTATACATCTACTTGGATTTTGTTCTCCATTTTGTCCTCCTCTAACTGTGGCTACATTGCTCATTTGACCATAATCAAAATTTCTTCCTAAAAAACTATTAAAAATATTGCCTCCTGGACTCTCTAATACAGCTTCTTCAAGATCTCCAGTAGCTAATTCATCAAATACTCCTCCTTGACTTTCTGATGGGTCATGAGTAAAGGAAACCCATGATTGTCTCATAGTGTAGTCACCTTGTGTATTTTCAAATGATTCTATCGCATTTGATGATTGAAATGGTTCCTCTCTAATAGAGTGAAGCTGTGAATTTAATACTTTTTCAAGATTACCAAGATGTCCTTGGGCAATTTTTCCATTTGTTAAATCAGCCATATAGGTACATTGTTGATTATCTATTTCGTATTTAGCAGAGGTAACTGCTCCGCCTACAGGTGTATATGTAACTGACCATCCTCCTTGAATAGTAGGATTGTAATGGTCTGCTTCATTAACATCTCTATCAAAACTGGGAATAGTTGTGCTATCGTTTAAACATGCTTCTACCATATTTGCAAATTCATTACCATCATAATAAGGAGCATCTGGAACTCTTACTATATGTTGTGTCCAGTTAGGAGCATTACCCCATGTCCATACAAAGGTATCATTTTCATCTTCTAAAATTCTAATGGCTGAACTAAGATGTAATCTTAATGATACTAATTCCATCTGGTCACCTTTTTTTATTTCAATAGGAACTTTGAAATCATTTCTTAAATTAGCTGGTGTTCGCTCCGTCATTTGGCGTTGGGCTGTAGTTTGTTGATTCGTGCTTATATTGATAAACGACATTTGATTTATATAATACACTTACAAATAAAAAATTGATTAATTATATTAATGGATAGTAAAGAAATTCCTACTAATTTAAATAAAATTTATAGAGCAGTAGATATTAAGATTAAGGAAATAGAACGTCCTAAACTTAAGATGAAAGATATATTTGTTGGTGTTAAAGGCAAAGCAAAAAAAAAGCCACGTAAAAAATAAATCGTATAATATAATATACCATGCAAGCATACAATAATGCCCTATCACAATATCAGGCTGGAACTGATGGATTACAAAACTATATAAAAAGTAAAGGAGAAGCATTCCGTGAGCGTGCTTCCTCAAAAATAGCTGAAGCCTTAGACATTAAAGCAGAAGACAAAGAAGAAATGGAAAATTTACTTTCTACAGCTTCTTTTGCCGCCCCATTGGCTTTTGAAGGTGGTAAAAAACTTTTGGGTAAAGCTAAATCTAGTTGGGGCAAACTTACACAAAAAGGAGCAGAGGATTCCAAAACACCAGTAGGTTCTAAAGCTCTTACCAAAGCATCTGTAAAAACTAGTGGAGGTGTTACAAATACAAAACCCGAAGAAGCTAGACCTGCTGCCACTACTAATAGGCCAGGCACGCCTACAGATGATTTAGAAAAATTTTCAGATGGTAAAGGAGGCACATTAAAACCAGGTGAAACAAGAACTTTACCACAAGGAGCAGATGATTTTACAGATGCCGAAACAGATGATGATGATGTAAATGAAGATGTAGATGGTGCTACAGGTGGAGAAACAGAAGATGAAGATGTAGATGAAGGTCAAGATGAAGATGATGATGAAGACGATGATCTAGGTGGCGGAATAGAAGATGAAGATGAATCTAAGGAGCCAAGCTTTCAGTCACAATTCGGTGATACGGAAAGAGTAAATCCAGCAGCAGACCAACAGCAAGCGTATTTTGGTGATGATACAGCAGGAGGTTTTGTAGATAAAGGCTTTAGACCATCTGGAGCACCAGATACACTACCTGAGCCAACAGTTCGTTCAAGAGCACCAGGAACAATAGGCGGTGATGCCGTTTCTAAAAAAGGTAGCCTAACTGGAGGGGACGATGAAGGTGGGGATTTCGCCAAGACAGCAGGCGAAGATGGAGGAGGCAAAGGAACTAATTTAGCTAAGACAGCAGCCGAAGATGTGGAAGATGGTGCTGAAAAAGATAATCCAGAACTTGCTGGTGTCCTAGGAGCCGCAAATGTAACCCAAGACCTAATTGAAGGTAAAGGTGTTGGCTCTTCATTATTAGATACAGCTAAAAATATGGCTATAGGCGGAGCTGTTGGAACAGCGGCTACTTTGGCTCTTGGTGCTGAGGTAGCAGTTCCAGCATTAGCCGCCTATGCTGTAGGAGAATCTATATATTCTTTAGTTACTGGTAAATATAAGGAACATGATAATGCTCCAACACAAGTAGAATATTCTACTTCTGGTATATCTGATATATATACAAAAGGAGGTTTTGCAGCTGCAAGTTTGGACGGAGTCACTACACAAGTTTCTTCCAATAGTGCTTTTTAAGCAAAGCTTATCTTTGATTTTAGATTGTTTTAAAGAATGAATTTTTTATATTACTCTATAATATAAAATGTTCGCAGCCAATAACACAAATCAACAATTTGTCCCAAACAAACAAATTATAATTAAACCTGAACTACAAGGAACGTATAGCCCATTAAAAAATAGTCAAATTAAATTCAATATTCCCAGTTACATAGGTTACGTAGATCCAGCTCATATTAATCTTAATATGAGAATTACCATGGTAGGTAGGGGTAGTCTTCACCCCGATGGTTCAGCAGGTATGTGGTCCTTAATAAGAGATTTAAGAATTCAGTCTGGTGATGGTCGCACTCAGCTTGAAGATATTAGTGATATTAATGTATTGTGTGCCCAGATGTGGGGATTTAATCAAAATGATTCCATTAATGCTAAACGTGAGCTTCTTCAAGGTATGTCCATAAATGGAGCTAACAACGCTCAGTTATATTGGGACCCGCCGCCCCTCTCATCTGTAGGAGCTGGAAGAGATGCTAATGGTGCAGCTAAAGAAATCCAATGCTCAGGACCTATACCAGGAAGCGGAACTATTGGAACTTCAGCTAATTCAGTATTTCCTCTTGCAGCAACTAGTGGCTTAAGAATTCAAATGAATGTAGAAACTCTTACACGTTCATGTGTATTAGCCAATCGTGCTGGTGTATCCTATGACCCGCAAACTCCTGCTGTAGGAGGCGGTAGAAATGGAGGAGATATTAAAGAAACCGCATATTTATTATTTGGTAATAAAGCGTTAGCAGGTGATACGCCTACTGCTCCTCCTGCTGCTACCGAATTTACAGTTGATATTTGTAGAACAGCTGATAGAGATGCCGCAGCAACAGCAGCAGGTGCTGGTTTAGCAAAATATGTAAAAAGGTCTGTTTGTGATGATGATAACGAATGCGGTGTATGTATTGGTGATATGATTTACATAGCTGAATCTGATGGAAGTAACTGTCAATCCTTAGGACAAGTTACCAAAATATCTCAAGATAATGGTGGCCACGGAGGATTAGATAGATTTAGATTTCATTACATTCCTAATAGAGCTGTAGGAGCGAATTTAGGTCATCTTTACACTGGATGCGATGGTGCTGTTGCTAATGTAGGAGGACCTGTAGTATTCTTTGATCCAAGAGATAGACTTAAGTGGCCTGATATTACATCACCAGCTCGCACTGGAATTGACGTTCCAGAAAATTCAAATGTTAAAATTACTGAGGTAGAAATGTCAGTATTACAAGTAGAACCTCCTGAAGGATACGTTGAATCCATGATGAAACAAGTAAATGGTGCTGGATTACCTATTGATTACTGCACTTCTACACTTTATAGGCATAATCTTTCAAGTCCTATTGGTCTTCAAAGTGCTTTTATTCCAGCAAATCAACAAAGAGCCTACTCCCTTATTTCTGTTCCTCTTTTACAAGAAAATCTAAATGATACTACAAAGAGTTCTTTAAGAGCAAATTACTTGGAACAACCTCAGCATAATTACCAGTGGGTTTTTGATGGCGATACTACTCCTGATAGACCAGTAAGTATGGTCAAATATGAAAATCATAAAAATGATATTTTACACATTATGGAATGCGAAAAAGCTATAGAAAATGCTAAAGTTCCAGTTCGTAACCTTCAAGCTATGTGTACTAGAATTATTATAGCACGTGCCCTTTCCAGATATGGACAAGTTCATAACTTACAAGGTAAATCTACTATGTTAAGAATTCAATACCCTAATACAGCAGATGGTAAAGATACACTTTTAGAAAGATATTGTGTCCATCTTAATAGAATGGTAATCACTGCTGGAGGCATTGAAGTTATTAGATAAGTTTTTTTAGCGTAGCTTTAATTATTTTAAATATTTTCCTATGTACCTAGATTTTTTTTATGTAATGATATATATAAGAAATGTCTAACATTATCCAGACCGAAAAAGTATCCATTAATCCACAGAATGCTCCCAGTAACGGAGTTTATTCTTTTAAAAATGGTTATCCTATTATTCAGTTTTTAATAGCACAGTCTAGCAAATATCTTGTAGGAAAAAGTCTTCGCCTTACAGGTAAAATAAAAATTTTAGATGCCAATGATACCCAAGTAAAAAATAATAATGGTGTCGGCGGTGCTAATGCTGTCGGCGGAGTTAATGCTACTATTAACGAAGTTGTAGGTGTAGCTTCTACTATTCAACAAGTCACTCTATCCACACTGGATCACCAAACATTAGAACATATCCGCCAGATGCCTCGTCTGCTCTCTTCAATTGTTTCCGCTACGCATTCCTCTCCTGACCTTAATAACGGCACTCCTATAGGAAATTTAACCGCTTCTAGGTCTATTGTAGAAGCATGTAGTTTAAATACTGAAAGAGATTTTTCCATACCTATCCGTTGTGGTCTTTTAACTGGAGCTGGTGTTATACCACTTGGTCAAAATGGAACTCAAGGTATGATAGTTCAGTTAGAATTATCACCAGACAATACTGTTCTTCAGCCTGTTAGTACTGTTCCCGCACCATTAACAGCACCATACAATGCTACCAATATTTCTGGAGTATCAGGCGGTAATACTGATATATCACAATTCCATTACCAACTTTCCGATTTACAATTAGATTTTGACCTTTTAGTCCCCGATGAAGAAGGGGTCAATGCCATGGAAACAGCAGCCAATGGACAACTTACATACAACGCCTACAGTTCATTATACAGTGTAGTCAATTCCTCCGACCAACAGGTAGTATTGAACCTCGGTGCATCTAAAGTTCAGTCTGTATTCCATAATCTCGTGCCGACCCCTCACGTAAATAATAGTGCTGAACCAAGTAACTCTTTGGCTAAATTTGCTACTGGAGGAACATATAATACCCCCGTAAATATTGATGAAGTAGCATTCGCAAAAGGTGGTATCCTTTTCCCACTTGAGGAAAGAGTAGATGTTGAGCCTAAACTAGGCGAAGTCGCAGCTACCACACAACAACCTGCCGCTGTAGGTTCTCATCTTGATGCTAAAATTTTGGAACAATATCTTAACAGTGTAAAACCTATTAATTCATTAACATCTACCTCTTTGTCCTTGATGAGTGAAGACAATAAATCTACAAGAGTTACTTTTGCCGATAGTAGAATTCGTGATGACTATACTGAATATGGTGTATTAGACAATAATGTAATTTATGGTGAAGACCGCTGGCCCACTACAGCTACTGACCCCGATAATCATCTATTTGGTATCGGAATACGCCAAGACCAGTTTAAAGTTGGCGTAGATTATTCGCGGAGCCCATACTCTGTAAGAATTCAATCAGGTCTAGATGGTGATTCGCCATTTTCACTTTTCAGTTACGTCCTTGCTACCAATACTTTAACCTACAGTCCTCAAGGCATTAAAGTTTCAAGTTAAGTAGTTTTAAAATTTAACTATAACTTTTTTATTTGCCTATAGTATATAAGAAATGAGCTTACCAGCGATTTTAAGAACAAAACCCCAAGCTTCCGTGGATTCCATGCATGTTCATACGAGCATTTTAGAACCTGTAGTTAATAACCAACGTGTTTGCCGCTTTACACTAGAGAAAAGAGGTATATTAGACATCAACAGCTGTGTCCAAGTATCCAGAACCTATAAAGAAAATGGAGCAGCCTACGCAGGAAAAGTTTTTTGCCCAGTAAAAGCAGGAGCTCATTCATGGGTAGAAAGTGCTACATTAAGAGTAGGCGCTACAGCAGTGGCGACAACAGACAAATATGGACACTATGCCACTATTAAACGTCTTTTCAAATCTGCCGAGGAGCGTATTCGTAAGGATTCTATTAGAGTAGGCTCTATTACCGACGGATTTGAGCCCAGTAATGACGCTGATGGCGCGCTTCAACCTATGAATTTACTTTGGGGCAGAGGAGAAAATGGTCAGCCCAAAGTAAATGGTAAAGTTCATGATGAGCTTTGTATGGAGGATTCTACTAAAGGAGATGACGAACAAGTAGTATTTGCTATTAAACTTTCAGAACTATTTCCTATGATGAAAAACGTCCAATTACCTTTATACCTTATGGCTGAACCCGTTTCTATTGAAATTAGATGGACTGATGAAACCAAAGGTAAGTCATTTGTCACTTCAGATATTGCTGCTAATAAGCCCACATCTTGCCCAATTGTAACTACTAACGTTCAATTTTTAGCTGATTACCTTACCTATGACGATACTAAGATGGGTGATCTAGCCATGACTGCCGCTTCAGAGAATGGATTAACCATGCCGTACCAAGATATTATTTTAACAACGGCTTTGGTCCCATCAGCTGGCAATACAGTTAATGTTGGTGCACCAGCTATTCCACAACAGGTAAATCGTGAAATCGGTCTAGCAGGACGCGTGGTTCAAAATATTACTTGGGCTGATATTCCTAATACCAATCAATTTTTCTCATTAGATCCAACAACTGACCAAGCTGCATGGGACCAGCTTAATGGTGTATATGTAGGACGTGATATGTGTGCTGGTTCTGAGTTTAACCTTAGGGTAAATGATAAAGAATTTTTTAACAGACCAGTATCAAATGTCGCACAAAAGGCATACTACTTGTCACAAACTGAAAATGTAGATATTCAAGTTCCTTCATGCGAATATTCTATGGACCAGACTGTTATTGATGGTGAATGGAAAAGAAGAGCTTTCGCCACTGGAACAGCGGGAACCACTGCCCCGCAAGCCAAACAAGAAATAGAAGGCTGGGCCATTCAGGATAACCGCTTAACTGGATTACAGCACTACGAAGGTGTAACACTCACATCTAATCCTCTTACAGGAACAGGCACAGCAATAGGCCAAAAGCCTATTATGCTTAATAGAACTCTTAGAAGAGGTTATTGCGACGCTCCTACCCAAACATTAGAAACTCTTATTTGGGCACAGGTAGAACGTTTATTTGTTCTTCAAAACGGAGTTGTTTCACTAACTGAATAAACAAATTTATTATAATAAAAAACCTCATATTATAATAAATAATGAATAACAATTTAGAAATTTTAGAAGTTATGCCCGATCCAGATAGAATGACTATGGCCCTGAATACTCCTCTTCACCCTAATTTACCTGATATATCTACAGGTGTTCTTATGGGAATTTACGCACCTGTTAAGTCGGGAAAATCAACCATCATTACTAATCTGTTGGCGAATGAGGCTTTTTATAAAGATAGATTTGACCAAGTACACATATTTAGTAATACAATTATGAATGATAGCACAAGTAGATTTTTAAAGGAATTATTCCCAGGAACGATACATGGCGAATATTCTGATAAAGCATTAAAATCTATTATTGATGCCCAAGATTCCTACAAAGACAAAAAAGATAGACCCTTCATTGCTATTATTTTAGATGACTTTATAGGTATTCCAAGAAGCTCTTATGTTTATAAGCTCAGTACGCATTATCGCCACAAAGGTGTGGGACTTTTAATTTTTTCCAGTCAGTCATTTAAGGAGCTTCACCCCTTAGTTAGAACCAATATGACCCATGCAATTTTGGGCAAAAACTCAAATAGGCGGGAAAAAGAAAAAATCTGTAGTGAGCTTGGGAATTCATTTGGTGATGATGATAAAAATTTCTATAATATTTGTAAGCATGTGTGGAAACAGCCATATCATTTTGTCTATATAGATTACACTGAAAATCCGCCTGATGCCTATGATACATTTAGCACTAAAATCTGGGAAAATGGGCGACCGTTAGTTAAAATGAAGGGAGTAGAATCAATGGTTAGTGACTCAGATGAAGAAGAAGAAGAAAAAACAGAGGATTAAATTGAATAAATTTTCTATTAATAATATATATGAGCACTCTGAATTTACCCACTATACCCGCCCCTGAGCCAGAACCTGAAAAAAAACAAGAATTGCCAGTAATTAAAGAAATCAAAGAGGAGCCCCTTAAACAACAAGATATGTTTAAACCAGCTCCTGAACCACCTCATTTAGAGATTACAGAAACACCTGCTGAGCCACCTAAAAAACCTAAGAGAAAAATGAGTGAAAAACAGTTACAAAATTTAGCAAATATGAGACAAAAACGAATAGATAAAGCCGCCGCCAAAAAGAAAGAAAAAGCCGATAGAATACCAGCTGAAGCTACACCAGTTCCCAGAAAGCAAGTAAATACTATTCAAGAAGCACCTCCACCGCCAAAAATGCCTCAGACCAAAGATGGGTTCTACGATTTCGTCAATTATATGGAGAAATATAAATCTTTAAAAAAGACTTGGCGTGAAAGAGAAGCTGAAAAAGCCAAAGCTAGATCGCCAGCGCCAGCACCGCCGCCGCCTGCTCCAAAAAAAGAGGAAAAGCCTAAAGCTAAAAAGGTAGATATATCTAAAGCTGGTCCTAATCATAGACAAGTTTTAGCAAAACAAAAAAAAATTCCAACAGTTTTAAGCACTGGAAACAAAACTAGTATTTATGATTCATATTTTTAAGAAAAATTTGATAATATATTTTGTAAGTATAAAATATATTATAAAATGACCACAGAATTACTTACACTAAAACAAATTAAACGTAGAAATTACTACTATAACAATATACACCATATAAATGAGCTTAAAAGGAGATACAATAAAACACCATATGGTAAAATGATTAAAAAAATAGCCAGATGGAAAGATATGGGCATAAAATATGATGATTTCCATGAATTATATTGGAACTATCAATGTGCTACCAATTGTAATGAATGCTTTAGAGAATTTGAGCCTTGGGAAAAAGGAGGTTCTAACAATTTTGCTAAAGTGCTGGATCACGACCATGATACTGGCGAACCCAGAGCCTTCCTCTGTAATAATTGTAACAAACACGACCAATTTAAATGTAAATATCTACCTGACTAAACTAGACTACTTTCATATCTACCTTCTTTTTTATTTTTATCTTCTATCTCTTTTTTTGTAGGAGGTGCTGGTGGTTTTAATTGTAAAGGCGGTTTCACTGCTTTAGTTACTTTGAATAGAATACTACAATTTCTATCAACACGAGCTAATTGTCCATTAGGTAGTCTAAGCTCTACTTCAAAATTATTTAATATATGTGTTTTGTCTATCGTATAGACAAAATCGCTATCAAAACTATAGAAAAAATCAGCACTAGCATAATTTCTATTTAAATATCCAACAGCAGGTATAGGTATCATCTTATTTGACCCACTAATAAAGTTACTTGCTTGTTCTATAATATTAGAATGTACCACCATATAACTAAAATTATACTTTCTGGGCAATTCCGCCGCAATCAAAGCATCACTACTTACTGTTACATTCTGGCTAACAGAATTACTGTTTCCTCCTAGATTAAACATTTGAAGCTGTGCTGCTGGAGGTAAATCTTTTAACCATGTGCTTGTATTGCCTCCCCAAGATGGAGCTATCCATGCACTTTGTAAAAGTTCATTCATTTCTACATCAACTGGGAAAATATCTCCCATTGTATCATAGCCTAACCAATTATTAGTTACTGCTGAAAAGGCTAACGTAGAAGTTACATACCCATTTGTTGTTAGTGGATATACCATATTATCTTGTTTAGGTAAAATTTGCGTATTTTCAGCACCAAGGAATTTATTATAATTACTTCTGTTAAAATCATTATTATACAAACCATAAAAAGGAATCATCTGCTCAGCTGAAAAACCCATTTTTGAAAAAATGGTTTCTCTAAATATTTGTGGTTGCCACGGGGATAAAATAATAGAATCACTAACAGGATTATTCCCAAATTCATTTAAATCTGTAGTTCTATATGGAGCATATAAATTGATTATTCCTATTCCAGACTGTGCCGAAATAATTCTATTAGGTCCGCTTGCTTGATATAATTCCCCGTATGGAATAATTGGACAATTATCTCCTCCAGCGACTCCATTTTCCCAATATCCGTATCCTGTTGATGTATTTGGAACATAGTTTCCGCCCCAGTTGAATCTTGTCATTGTTGGATATGGAGCACCCGCCCCAGCAGCAAAGTTATGTATATCAGGCTGAAATCCCAGCTCATCTAAATTTGTTTTAGGTATAGAAATTATACCATGTTCAGGTCCGTTTGCTTCTTGTCCAGGAGCATTATAGGTAAATCTACCTGCCATAGTTAATTGACTTATGTAGGAACTTTTGCTATTTATAATCATGACCTCCTGTGAAGCTTCTGGATTAGATTGATTTGATGGCTCTTGCCATGCACCGTTTCCAACATAACTTGGAGTATGTAAATTACTAATTTCAAATCTTCCAGACTGGGCATTAAATTCAATTTGTGGGTCAAGAGCACCAACATGTATATAGGGATAATAATCAAAAATATTGTAATACAAACCTACTCCATATTGAGCGGCATCAGTATATTTTGTATTTGTTGCCTTTAGTGTATCTGTAATTGTATTATATGGTTTTGGATTCACACGTTGTGTAGAAATTACCTGGGAATATTCTCCGTCTGAAAAAGCTGGAGAAAAACCCAGGTATTCTCCTATTTGTGGGACTATTAATGTTCTTTCTCTATATGGTCTTTTACCAGCTTCTGTTTCTGATTTACGCACTACAAATGCTAAAAATGGAATTTTACTAGCTTGATAGGAATACTTAGCATCACCAAATACATTTTCACCATAGCCTGGAACGTGGTTATCTCTACCATAATTACCATCGCCTCCTCCAGTTCCACCTGGATTGGTTCGCTCTGGATAATATTTATTAACCTCTGGATGGCTAGCATTTGGCTCACCCATACCACGATCGTTCATAGTAAGGCCTCCATTATGCCAATCACCTCTCTCTTGTTTATAAAAAACAGCACATAAACCTACTCCTTCATCAACACCCACAGCATTACCATCAGCTGGTAAAAATTCTTTTGGAATACCTCCTTTTTTAAAATACTTTGTTCCACTATAGGTATATCCATCGCTATCTGTCATTGAGAATAAAGAATAAGGTGGTAAAGTTTGATTGAATTGAGGACTATCGGGGTCCATAGATTCGTCCCAACATGTATGAACCCACAATTTGTTAAATTCACGTCCCTGACGCTGATTGGCGTTATATCTCATTTTTATTCCCATATCTTTACCACCTTGTGTAGGAGGTCTTGTAGGATTTACATTTTGCTTATTTTGACTTATCCAGTAGTGATTGTATGAGCTCCAATATCCTCCATCTTGTTCGCTCTGCATTCCATTATTCCATAAAGTGTTATTTTGATATTCAGATGTAATATTGTAAGGAGTAGGAACATTCCATTTATTTGTCAAAGCGTCAAACTTAGAATTAGCCTCTGGGCAATTTACATTGATAGTTGTCTCATCGTCTGTTATTCCAATATCTAACTTACATACCCAAGATTTAAAAAAATCCTTATTTTTTGTTCGTTCGTCCATAGTTGCGTTGCTACCAAAATCTACTTCTTTAGCTCTATAAAGTGAATTTTTAACTTTGGCAATGGCTTGCGGAGTTGCTATTATATTTGTCACTACAAGGGTAAAATCATCACCAGACGTACACGCTATTATAGGTCTATTTAATATGGGACAAGGAACATATCTATCTTGATTACCTCTTAGGCGGACATTATCAACATTTAAATCACCAGGTAACCAGTATCCGTCTGGAGCACAGTTAGGAAAATTATAATGCCGTTTTTCATTATCTGGTTCTTCTTCATCATGATAAACTTTCTGATAGCCTTGTTCATCTAAACACTTAATATAACTATCAGTTAGAACTACCTTGCTACCAAATACACCTAAAAATGTAGTAGGGTCAGCACTGTCAGGTGTATAGCTCCCTGCTGGTGCTTCTAATACCTGTCCGCTTGAAAGATAAACACCAGCACCACCAAAATCTGGGTCTTCTTGATTAACCCCAAACATTATATCGTTAAAATCTGGTCTATTAGCTGGAAAATTTGCTACATCGTGTCTATTTGTAGAAAAAAAATCCATAGGAAATATATTTGAAAAACAAAACTGATTAAAATTAATTTGAGCTTGATACCTATTCATATCACCAACTAATAAATTTTCATAAAATAAATCACGACCATTATCTGAATCATAGTGTTCGCCCCATGCACCATCACAGGCATCAGTATTTCCAGGGTCTGGAACTTGCCAAGTCCAATGTTTATTATTTGGAATATTAGCACCAAAATTATCATATTCACCAGGGTGACCTGCTCGTGGCTTTGACCATTCACTTCTTCCATAATCAAACCCTATGTGGTCTAAATCATTAGCTTGATAAATTTTATCAAGTAAGCGACCGCCAGCAGTTTTAATTGTTTTATAGGTTCTATCTGTCACATCAGCAACTTTCTTTTTATTTAATCTAACAAATGGTCCAATAAATGGATCACCTTTTCTACATTCCGACCAGTAGGGTAAATATCCAGCTTTTATATGTGATATTTGACTATAACTACCACTTGAGCTATCAGCAAAATCTCCATTTTGAGAAGTCCACGTTGAACTATGTTCATATACATAGGGTTCTACATTTACAGGTTTCCAGTCTTCAGCAGTTCCTTCTCTCTGATGAAATGCCGTAGTTAATTTATTGCCTAACGCACTAGGAGTATAAAAGCCTTCATCAGCTTCTAATAATGTGTAATCAGTCATAAAATCATCATAATAGACTCTGTTTAATTTTTGATTTGGTCCAGTGCTGTTTTTAGCTGTTTGCCATGGTCCTCTATGGTCGTCCCTACACACATAAAGACGATTGTTATTAGGAAAAGCTATATTAAATGGACCATTAGATATAGGAACTGTTATATTAGTCCCACAATAACTTAAACCTGTTCTCCGTTGGTCCTTATCTGTAGCCTCCGCAGGGGGAACCCAGTCAGTATGTGCCGCTGGAGCTTGACCTCCATCTACATTTATAGGGTTCCAAAAAGAGCCTATAAAACCCTCACTTTTACTATATTTATATTTACATTGCTTTTCCATAACTCCTTCAAAAGCAACACATGGATATGATTCATGAAAATTTTTCCAAGGGTTTTTAGAATCTGTTTCTCCTGGTTCCGTTACTTCTTGTTCTTCGTGTGTTAGTTCTCCTGCCCAACTTCCAAATGTGGGGTCCATCCAATAACGTGGTGTTGTAATTTTATGAGTGGCTAATGGTAACGGCATATTAAATTGATGTCTATTAGTTACATAGTAGGCATATTCTACCTGAGCTTTATTATCATATATAGGATTTTCATATTGACTACATCTATCAGCACTGAATTCTATGGTTTGAGATGGATCACCACGTAAGTTAATTTGAACTGAACTAATACTTAACTGGTCTCCCTCTTCCAGTTTTACACCATAGTTTAAATTGGTTTGCCAATGAGAATTTTGTTCTTCTAGATTAGTATCTGAAATCTTGGCGTTTTTTTGGTTACGGTCGCTCAATAATTTCCCAGAAGCATTATTGGATTCAATTATGAGTGTTTTATTCATTTTATTATAGAATGATATATTAAAATGACTAATACTAATAATTGTCCAGTTCATGAATTTATGTCTTACTTAGATTCTATAAAAGAAAAATTAGATAATGGAATGTATGTGAAAATGTGTAATACGCTTTTAGGTATTAAAAAGCACCATGAATTACTATCTAATGATATACGTAGGTTAAAAAAGAAATGTTACCAGAAACAGCTAATATCGGACTGTGTCGTGGATTATATTACGGAAAGGGAATATGATGAGAATGACGAATCTATTTTTTTACGTTTTAGTATGAATTACGAAGAATAAATATCTGGGTATATATATATGACTGAAACTACAAAAGAAATAACAATTGATCTTGAACCGTTAGTATTAAAAGCCCAAGCTAGATTTAAGGAACAATATTTAATTCCAAATATTGAAGAAAATGCCAAGGTGGATATGCACCAACTACGTATGTTGGGTATTAGGTATCATACCGCTGTTACTAAATATTCAGACCATCCTGAAATAGTGGAATATATGGAAGAAGAAGCCATTAAAGGCATTATTGATTTATTGAAAGATACTCAGCTCCATGACTTGTTTAACACTGGTGTGAAAGTTGCGACAGTATAAAAAAAAATTTGATTATAAGTTTTGTTAAATTTATAAGCAATATCTAACACAAAATGCCCTCCAGCAAGAAACAGAAGCTATCCAAAGAAGAGAAATCCCGCCGTAAGCTAAAGTCGCACACTACTAAAGAACCATTACCTCCTTTTAATGGCGGTGACTGGTCTAGAAAAGGTGACTCC